GAGGTCTGATCTAAAATCAATTCCTCAACACGACGGTCAAACGCAGACCAGATGATGAGTAGCATTATATCTCATACCTTAGTGCATCCTTATGCACAACGAATAGCCAGAAGAGAAGGACTCTTGGGGAAACAGGCTGCGTTTGACCGTCGTGTTGAGGAATTGATTTTAGATCAGACCTCGGAAGCATGGCAGGCTTCTATGGGAGAGGCTACAGAGCAGATATTCCAAGGCAAGGGCAAGGAAGGTTCTATACGTCACGGAGCCTTAGAATGGATCACAGAGGGGAAGCGAAAAACAGTAGCGGGTCCAATATTAGATAACGCTGTGTTTCCATTCCATCGGGCAATGATAAACCTACCTGCTGAGGGATTTGTGCGTATGCCTGGCATATCACTGATACCCATGTCTGTTAAGATGTTTCAAAATAGACGTGAGGGAAAACCGTGGTTCACAGACATTACCAATGCTGATGAAATTGCTGGTCAAATAATCTTCTCAGCAATCGGGATGCTTATTTATGCCCTAAGTGCTGATGATGAAGAGGATGCCTTTGTGACTGGTGCATTATTGGATTTTGACGAAGCGGAACGAAAGCACCGATACCATGCGGGAGTAGCACCTCCTTCGTCTATGCGTATATGGGGAAAATGGGTTTCATATGATAAATTTGATCCAATTGCCACACCTATTGCTATGGTAGCTGATGTTAGTACCTCCATTAAAAGAGGGGATGATCCGTGGGAAGTTGCTGCTAATCTTGCCCTTAGTGGAGGGAAACAAGTAACGGGTAAATCCTTTGCGCGTCCACTTCAAGACCTTTTGCGAATAACTGAAAAGGGGGGAATTAGGAAATGGTGGGTTAATTATGCTAGTAGTCACGTATCCAATCTGTATCAACAAGTGCGTCGAAATTATCAAGAGCATGTGGGGTATAATCCTGATCCGAGTGTAACGAAGGAGATACTTAAACGAACAGAGCTAATGGAGACTGATCCTATCTATGACGCATGGGGACGGATGGCCGAGAATATCACTAGATGGACAGGTATTAAGGTACAGGATACTAAGACATTTAAGGGTGACCGCATCTTCCTTAAATGGAATAATAAAAATCCAGACAGGTCAGCATATCCGGGTAAAGCTGGGAACACATACAAAGGAAAATTGGATACTGATCGAAGGTTCGAGAGTAAACAGTACAGTGATTTTACTCGTGTAGCAGGCACACTAGCTAAGGATATAGTAGAGGAAGCTATATCGGATGAACATGCAGGAAATCCAGATATACTCACCTTAAAACAGGCGCAGTATATTCTGAGGGAATCTCGTGAAATTGTAAGGCAACACTGGAAAGACAACGGCAACTTCGACATTAATACAGAATACCTTACGTACAAGATAAAAGTTGCTTCCATCAAAAATGCCCTCAAGTACCGACCAATGCCCCAGAAGACTGGTGACCCACTGCAAAACCTAGAAAAGGAAGTAGCAGCATGGAATGAAATGCAAACAGCACAAGACCGCTACAGGGAATCATTAAGAAAGATAAGAAAATGAAAAGACGCAGGAACGCATCTATTGACCCAGAGACTACACCGAAGCGGGAGGTCAGGGTCGAAGCCAAGGAAACCAAGAAGGATCGTAAGGTGGACATCATCCTTGCCAAGGCGGAGTTAAAGACCGCCAAGGGTGTGGCCCGTAAGTGGTTATTCGCATTGATAGCCATTGGCCTGGTGGTCTACTTTGTACTGTCGTCGGGTTCTGCTTCGGGTATAATTGACAAAATCAAAGACTTCATACCATTAGTTCAGGAGGGTTAGTGATGAAAAAGATCAAAGAGATTTTCGCAGCCATTAAAACCAAGGACACATTAACTGCATGTGTCATAGCTGTACTCACTGTACTTGCTACGGTGATCAATGACGCAATTGGTGGGGAGAACCCGTTAATAGGCAATGAGTTTATACTCACCGTTGGTGGTGGCATCAGTGCCTTCCTAATGGGATCACATCGTAAGACTCAGACACCCATAGGAAAAGACAGTGAGTGATTTAGAAGACCTACGTAAAGACATGTCTCGCATTGAGATAAAGGTAGAGCAGGTACTGACTAAACTGGAACCTATCTCCAGGCTGTACAGGGGCAACGGTCAGCCCTCTCTGGACGCGCGTGTGTCTGTTGCCGAAAATGACATCCAGGACGCTAAGAATGCCTCTCAGTGGGCTTCTAGGACGGCTATAGGGGCACTAATCACTACTGCTGGAACTGCCCTCTGGTACATCCTGACTAAGTAGGATTGTATCCACTTCTATCACGAGGTCTTTAAGCCTGTCCAGTGGTACTATTACCAGCCATGGTTGGAGGTTGGATCGGTGCATGACTACAGGGACTTGTCCCTTTTCAGCATCACGTTCTGCCTGTTCCATCCATTTGTATAGTGTCTTAGTCCCTGACTCCACACGTTTACATTCTATATGCAGGGACTCCAGTCCAACCACATCGGGTTCACCGTCGTCCATACCACAATACTGCTGTGACCTTCGCCAATGCGGCCCTGGAAGCAGTTTCTTGAGTTGCTGTACTAGTTCCAATTCTCCACGCTTACCTTTCTGGTTGCTATTCGTCATAGCCAAACCCTTCAGGTATTCTAATAGACCCTTTAGGTGGTTTGGTTTCAACGTCACATCCGATGACAATAGAGCATTTATCATGTGCCCTTTTATTCCAGCGGTCAATTACCATTGATTCAACAACATGGGTTATAAAACCAAGTTGATCTTCAGGAAGTGACCCACACCCAGGAGGATAATCCACCTTCGGACCACAGCCACCACACCCATTGCAGGTAGCCCAGAGCCAATCAGGAACATCGCCATTAAAAAGCAAATCATTAGACCCACAGAATGGGCATGGTTCCAGTGTTCGTTCTTCAGCAGTCATCGTATATCTCCTCCTCGTCATCCTCGATTTCATCCCATACATGTGCGACTATACTGCTACCGCATTTAGGGCAATCGCCAGAGGCAGTATTGTCAAACCACATATGACCACACTCACAACTATGATCCATACAAGCCATTAGGAATCCTCCTGATCTCCGTATCCCCTACGTCCTGCTGTGGCCAGGTGGATCAGGAACCTGACCAGACCTACCTGCCTGAATCCTTCTGATATTAGCTTACGATGTATATGAAGCAGTTGCTCCACATCATTCGTCAGCACTCTCACTCGTCGTCGGTCCGTTGATATGTATCTGATCCTCATCCTAGTTTCCTTTCAAAAAGTTATGTTACCCCATCCCCCATCCATAATAAGTGAATAATCTACTGAACCAAATTCCCAGTGCTACCGTAGCAAAGAACCAAAGGATTGCTTTGGCTATTTTCTTATGTGTCTCTTCCATGTTCATCGTAGACTCCTTTTCATCGTTGTAAAAGCCCCTGCCAGCATACAACTGGTCAGGGGTTCCCCAAAAGGCCAGGCAAACGAGAGTCTCACCCAACCTACTTAGCCACCAAACGGCAGCTATGTTTTACAGCCCACACCCTCCTGTCTCTCCAATACTTCTTCCCGCATAATGCGTACATTCGCAGGAGCCTCAATGCAGATGGTTGCCCTGCCGGATGATATAGATCGAATTTCGATTCTAATATCATTGCCAATAATAATCTTCTCGCCTGCTTTTCGTTTCAGTATCAACCCCATTATTTTTTCTCCGTAAAAAGGTTATGGAATATTTCCTGTTTCTCATCAGTCTTCTTACACGCAATTCTTAACAGATCCATCGACCCTGCAAAGTCCTCCGCAGGCATATCGAATATCATGGGTCGCATATCCCATACATACATAGGCTGTTGGATAGACTGCTTCTCAGCCAGTCCATAGAATGTCACTGTCTGCCCATCGAAACTGGCGGATAGGTAGAAATCTGTATCCTCCTTTTCCAGTCGGTAGTTGGAGATGCGTATTCCCTCCATACCTGGATACAGTCCAAGGTCTGAAGCAAAGCGACCACAGATAATGAACTTGCTCAGTCCCAGCGTGTGATCCTCAACAATGACATCAACATCATTGTCATCACAGTAGTTGCACTCATGCCAGATCTTCATCTGGGTACACCACTTTGAGAATGCCCAACCGCAGATGCAGTCCAGCAACATTACAGAAAAGGATCTGCTCCTGCCAGCGTAGTTGGGATAAGGGTCTTGCACCCTGTTTTTCTCTGCGTAAATCTTAGCGTTGGCTCGCACCCACTCTGGTACAAACACGTAAACCAAATCCGGGTTCTGGTTGTCAAATGAAAACATCCTGTTTCCTCCTCGTTGACTCCTAATTTCAAAACACAAGTCTAGTGCAATGTATCGGACTGATGCAATACCATACTTTAGGTTTCATAGATCTTTTTACCAATGATCGCATCCCTTCCCATTTGCAACTCCATCCAATAGCCTCCCATTGGCCTTGGTCCCATCCCTTTTTCTACAGCCCAACCCTCGGCACCATCGGTGTATTCATCCTTGTATGTGCCGCATCGAATCATATCAATCTTCTTGGTAACCAATGTCATCTTCTGGTTGAGGTAGGTTCTGTGGATCGGGAACGTGCCCTTCTTGTGTATGTGCCCACACACATAAACATCTGCCTCACCTTGCAACAGGTACTTCTGAAATGCTGTGATCTGTTGTGAGAATGCTCCCCCTGACCCATACCCATGGTGAGAGTAGATGGTAAATGAGTTACGTGAGTTATGTAGTCCACAGAACACCCGTATCCAGTTACCGTACCCACCAGCGGATACATTGCATTCAGGTTCCTTCATCCTGAGCATCGTGGTAAAGCGATCAATCAGGTCTACTTCATGCCGCTTCAGTATGCTTGTCTCATGGTTACCAGGACAGACCACAGCCAGGTTCTTGGCATAGGGCTTCCACCAATTAACTGCATTTTCAACCAGTTTATCAAGGTAGTTGGGATGGTCATCCTCCGGCCTGACTGATGTAGCCCCACGGGTTCGCCTGGGGTCCCATGCCCCCATCATAGCGCAGAAAAAATCACCGAACACACAGATAACTGCATCAATTTCCAGAGCCTTTTCCAGATCTTTTTTCAGCATCTCTCTATCGCAGTGTGGATTATCAAAATGGATGTCTGAAATAAGCAGCATATGCTGTGTTGATTTCAAACTACGAAACTTGAATCGGACTTCCTGTATGTTCCGACTAATTCTTTTTGTTGTAATCATACCTGCATTATACTTTACGCTTCACTGGATTCTATCTCAATTAAACGCTTGAGGTAGAACATAGCCTTCTCCAGATCCCGTATTTGCAGTCTGTTCGAGGTATGTTTATGCTTATATCGGACAAGGTATTTAAGAATCTGTCCCTGGTGGAATGTCAGATCAAGACCTTCAATTGCTTCCAGACACTCCATTGTCCCCCGTGTGTAATGAGGGGGTTTGTTGACCACATCTTTAGCTTTCGGCATTTTTCATGTACTCCTGAATAAAACGTATGTCCGAGTCTGCAATAGGTCGTACTGTGGGGGGACACAATACATTTTTTTTTTATACATAGACCGCTTCTCTCTGGTGTGGTCATTCCAGCGATCTTTGAAGCACTCTGTGATTCGTATGATTCGTTTGTTCATGATCTCCTGTGCTTCATTGCACATATCCATTTGAACCAGTGCCCGATACTCATCGTCAGACGGGTTGTCTGGTGGCATGTTAAAGCGACCCAGATCCTGAAAGTCTGCTTTCATGCACCACTTCTTGTGACATGCACGACAAAGATCATCCCTATCAGGGAACTTTGCCTTAGTTTTGGGACACCATTTACATCTACTGGACATCATCTCTACCAGTCTGAAAAGTGTTGTTTTTGGGCATTGAACAGCATCCTGACCGCTGACTTGCGAATCGGACCGTTACGCCTCTTGATAAAGTGAATGTCAGCACAGTTTGGATTAGACCCCTTGTCACCGCTCCTGCCCCACCAATACAGACCAGCAACCAGATCAGCGTCCTGCTCTAGCTGACCTGACTCTTTAAGGTCACTGGCAAGGAATTCGATGTTGGTGCGTTTCTCTACCTCTCTTGATGCCTGACACAAGGCAATCATTGCAACATTCTCTTCACGGGCAATAGATTTTAATCTAAGGCTGATGTCGGACACCTGCTCATACCTGGTCGCTTTGTTGGATCGTAAAAGTTGCACATAGTCTATCACAACAGCGTCAATTTCGTATCCATTTTTGAATGCCCGTATCTCCCGTTCAACGTCCTCTATACTGGATACGCTACGGAAGTGGGGTGGAATCCATCCCTTGTAATATTCTTCAACCATAATCGAATACTTGTCTTTGTTTTCTATCCAGTCCTGTTCATCACAAACCCCTGTAATCTTCATCAGGCTACGCCTACCGACCTCAATAGCACTCATTTCAGCGTTGAGCATAAGGGCAGGGTGTCCATCTCTGGCTGCGTTCTCAAGCCACTGTGCCCCAATGGCAGATTTACCATGTCCTGGTCGAGCCATGATCAGTGCCATCTCACCCTTGGCTATACCATCTATCGAATTATCAATCCCAGGTATCCCGAATTTGACATAATTCCCTTCCTTCATGCTAGCAAGTGAAGCGATAGCACATTCCCTGAAGTCGCCTGTGGGATGCGAGGATACATGCTTGGGGATTTGTTTAAGTTCATAGGCTCTGGAAATAGCCCCCTGTCTGAAGTCCTCACGACCCGCCTTATCGTATCCATGCTTCTCCCCCCACTGCTTGAGTGTCTGGTCAATGTCATCAGGGTGCATGAACTCATCCAGCATTGCCATAACCAATGACATGACACAGGCACTCTTGGATTTATCCTTGAGTCCCTCCAGATCACCCTCCCATCTACGTGCCAGGAGTCCTGATGGTCTGTTAGCAATCCGTTTCTGGATCACAGGGTGTATTTCATCTGCGTCCCTCCTGACCGTCAGGGGTTTCATCCTGATCCCCAGTCGTGATGTGATCACCTTCAACTCGGCCACATCCGTCACCGTGAAATCTGGATATACAGTAGCCCAGTTCTCAAGGACATCCACGAAACGGGATTTGTTGTAATGGGGTAGCCGGATTAGATTCCCCAGCCCCTTACCTGTAAGTCGATCCTGTCTGGGATAGATCTCCGGCATGGGCAGGTCAAGATGGTTGGACACAGCAAC